GCAACTTGACATAATCGTTTAGATCATTTGTTCTACTGTTGTGCAAGTTGCACAACTAAAACTATTGTGCACTTTGCACAATGGATTGTCATTGTGCATGTTGCACAGTGTTGTGCATGTTGCACAATGACGAGCTTGTAGAACGTTTGTTCTACTCCTACCCCCTTATTATGTCAATGTTAAAAGACCGGCACCGTTCCGGGGCGGCGAATAAGTAAGTAACCCTACCCCCTTTTATGTTTACATAAATATTTTATTGGTACCATATGTTACAATAACTATGGAATCCCAGATTCCACTATATTCCAATTATCCAACAGGAAAATATGACAGATTTTCAATTTTTCTCATTTATTCTAATAGCAACAATCACAATTTTCCTCTTTATCTTCGATGTCCCACATCGCTTAAATAGACTTATAGACCCCAAGTACGAACGAATTGTCAGTCTAAAAACCGAACTAATGGTATGGAAGGCTAAAGTACAAGAAATCCAAAAAGAACTTGAAGAAGAAAGGCGTGTTAACAGAATACTTCGAGAGGAGATTGACAATCTAAAAAAGAGAATTGAAAATCTTGAGGACAAAAACCCTATTTTGACAAGTGAAAAAGCAACCCTTTTAGTAATGGGTGACAATTCTTTTGGTACAGCCGACAGAAATGCACTTAGGCGTGCTGGTGTTTTGTTTCACAGACTGCTAGATGGCTCGTTCAAGTCTCTTCGAGAGGAGTTGCAGCGCAAAAGGAGTGAGGGTAGGCAATACAAAATAGTACATATTTCTTCTCACGCTAGTGAGCATGGTGTTCAGTTTTCTGATGGCATTTTTACTGGAGATGACCTCTCAAACATTCTTGACGATGTACAATTATTATTTCTTGCGTCTTGCAACAATGTAGTCATTGCAGACAGGATACTAGGCATAGTTGACAACATAATCGTTGTCTATGAAAACGTGGATACAAAGGACATGGAATCCTTTGTTTTTGAATTCTACAACGAACTCAAGATTAAGTTTGATATTGACACTAGTTTTAATAGTGCAATTAGGAAGGTGCCTTCTGTATCTGAGTTTGTTGATAGGAGGCATATATGAGATACAAAACAAACATTGAGAAATACGAGGATGCAAAGTTTGGTATCGTTGCATTATCAGACGAAGAAAGAATTGCAACGGTGTGGGCGGCTAGGCTTTCTGGTCACTCTTACCCAGAAATTTACTCACTGCTAAAGGAGCGCTTTGGGAAAAGCTTGCCCCCGTCATACTCTGAGAGGGCAGTCGAAAATGACTTGCAGCGTGCTTTTTCTCAGTTGCCAGCAGTTTATGGTGAGACGGCACGTGAGATGGTGCAGATTGAGAATTCTCGTTTTGACAAAATGCTTAAAGCGATTTGGGCTAAGGTTGAGGAGGGGGATACTAGGGCTGTTGATAGTGCCCTAGCGATTAGTCGGGAGAGGAGAAAGATGCTCGGCCTAGACGAACCTGAGAAGTTGCAGGTTGATTGGAGGATTACCTTGGCGCAACTTGTTCAGTCTGGCGAGCTTACGCCTGCCCAAGTAGTCGAGGAGTTTGGCGAGGAAATTCTTGTTGAGGTCAACGAAAGGTTGCTGGAATTAAAATGAGGATATTAGTTGCTTGCGAATTTAGTTTCTTGGGAACAAATTTTTAGGGGTGTTTTAGAATCAATGGCACTAATACCCGAAGAAATCTATAATCAGGCCAAGGTTGCATCTATTAAAAGGAGAATAGAAAAAGACTCTGCGCTTAAAGCGCCTAGTAACCCCCTAGACTGGGTTTCGGCTTTATTCCCAAGTATTTTTACAAGACCATTTGGTACGATGCACACCGAACTATTTAATTATGTTTGGAACATCGAATTGGGCAACTTTTATAAGCCATTTGTTGCAGTGTGGCCTAGATCAATGGGCAAAAGCACATGCGTTGAAACTAGTGTTTTAATGCTTGGTGCAAGGTCAAGGCGCAAGTATTGTTTATATGTCTCGGAAACACAGGAGCTAGCAGACCAACACCTTGCTTCAATTCGTGACATGGCAGAAAGTGCCATTATCAGGACATATTACCCTTCTTTTTCTAAACCCAAATTAACTAAGGAAGGGCATAGCAGGGGTTGGAGGCGCAATAGACTTGTTTTTGGCAATGGTTTCACGATAGACGCATCTGGCCTTGACACGGCAAGACGTGGTTCAAAGATGATGGAGCAGAGGCCAGACTTATTGTGCCTTGACGATTGCGATGCGAAGGGCGACTCACCTGCAGTCACCCAAAGGAAAATAGATGCAATTTTCTCTTCTCTTTTGCCATCTGGTAGCCGTGACCTTTTTGTACTAGCAGTACAAAATATGATTATTGATACTGGGATTTTCGCCAAACTGTCCCAAGAAACCCCTCCATTCATGAAAGACAGGGTTCTTTCTGGTCCTTTCCCTGCACTCAATGATTTCAAGTGGTGGTACACTGAGGAAGGTAAAATAGATATCAGTGGTACTCCAACTTGGGATGGCTTTACAATTGACGAGATTAGAAATACGATAAATACAATTGGTATTTCTGCCTTTGAAAGCGAATACCAACATAAAATAATTGACGATTCTAGTCTTTTTTCTGGAATCAAGTTTAATTTGATTCCAAGGTCAGAAGTACCAAAACTTTTTACAGTTATAATTGCACTAGACCCAGCAGTCAGTAGCGATGACGGCTCAGACAGTCATGGTATATCAGTTGTTGGTGCATCAGAGAACGGAAAGTATTACATATTAGATTCTTTTGAAAAGCGTGTTACACCGGAGTTTGCTGTCAAGAAAGCATTATATTTTGCAATTAAATATAAGTCTGACAGAGTAGTTATTGAAGGAAATCAAGGTGGAGACCTTTGGCTTGATATTTGGGATAAAGTTGTTGATGAATCTGGCTTAGATGCAGAAATGCAACCAGGAATCGAGCTTGCCAAGGTTACTTCTGCTACTGGTGGAAAAATGGAGAGGGCTAGTCAATTATTGATGGATTTTGAGTTAAACAAAATATTCATAGTAGAAGACGATTTTACAGAAACCCTTACTAGTGCACTTTACAGATTTCCCACTAGAAAACCTTATGACCTAGTTGACGCTACTTGGCATGCTTGGTCTAGGTGTGCCGAAAGTGCAAGGTGGTTTAGTTAATTATTTGGAGAAACGATAAAACATGGCAAAGGACATTAAGATTATTAGTCCTACACTACAAAAGACCTTGACATTAGAGCAATTCGACAATGATGCTCTTTGGCAAGAAGCAGGTTTTTATGGTGAGAGTAGAGATAAGTTTGGTGAGATTAGTAAGAGTAAGCAATACAAGCGAGAAATTGCTACGCTTTATAGATGTGTTGATATACGTGCTGGCGCAGTGGCTAGTGTTCCCTTCACGGTATACGCACTAAAAAATGGGGATGAGTTAGTCAATAGCTCAAACTTTTGGTCGAATGATAAATTTAGGTGGCTTTCTATTCTACAAAACTTACTATACTTGACTGAGTCAAGCTTGTTGTTGACTTCTGAAGCATTTTGGTTACGTGAAACTAGCCTAACTAAGAAAAACCTTGGTTTTAGGTGGCTTGCTGCACCTTACATCAATCCACTATATTCAAGTGAACTTGGGATTATTGGTTTTGAAAGAAAGCTTAATACAGGAGAAGTTGAAAGCTTTACGAACGAAGACATTGTATATTTTTCAATTCCAAACCCATTAGGCGAGCTTGTTCCAGATACACCACAAGCATTATCTGCCGCAGCTAGTGCAGGCGTAATCTTAAGTTATGAACACTTTGTCAAGGAATTTTATAGGCGTGGCGCTGTTAAAGCTACAGTCCTCTCAGTGGACAGGAGTGTGCCACCAAAGGAGAGGGAGCGCCTAAGAAGTTTTTGGCAAGATATGATGAGTGGTATCAAAAATGCTTTTACCACCGAAGTAATTAGTGGGGCGTTGGATGCAAAAGTAATTGGTGAGGGTGTGGGTGACAGCGAAAAGACGGATGTATTGCGAGACAGAAGAAAAGATATTGCGACTGGAATGGGTGTCCCTTTTAGTTTGCTTTTTGGTGACAGTTCTGCTAGTTACACTGCTGGACCAACTGAGGAATTAAATTTTCTTAGATATACAGTAGCACGTAGAGTAAATTTTATCCAAGAAGTTTTGAACAACAACATTTTTACACCAGATGGCTATAGAATTAGATTCTATGTTGAACACTTACCTGCTTTCAAGGATTTTGGCGCAACACAAGTTGAAATCTTCAAGAAATATACAGATTCGTTGCTTCCTGCTTCTTTGTCTGCGAGATTGGCAGGTATTCAATTACCCGATGGTATTGCTTACGAAGACTTAGATTCTTTTGTAGCACAAGAACGTGAAAGACAATTTAGGGAGAAGGAAAGAATTGTTACCCTAAATTCTAAATTACAAGAAAATGGTGGACAGCCAAGTAGTTCTCAAGCGCTTGAAGATAATAATCTAAAATCTACAGAGCTTCAAAATGAAATTAAGTTATTCCGCAAGTGGCTTAAAAATAGAAAATATTCTACTGATCCACTTGAATTTTCTTCAAATGTTTTAACCGAAGAATTAAAAATGGAGATTTATAATTCATATTGGAAAGATTTTGGTGTTAGCGTTTTTAATGTAGAGGAATACTAAACTGTGAGTAGTTTTATAACCATTGGTTTTGAAAATACTGATGAGTATCAAAGTCTTTTAGAACTTGAATCATTATATGAAAAAGAAATATTAAAAGCATTAAAAGAACAATATGACTATGTATTTCAAGATACTAGCAGTATTTCAATAATACTAGAAAATTTTTCATCTAGCGACAATTTGTTAAGTGATGTACTAAATAAGGCAATACTAGCATATACACTATTAGGTGCAGCATATGGCTCAGAACTGATTGCAAAACTAATCCCCAATTTTTCTTACGAAGGGCAAAAGGATGAGTTGCAATCATGGGCTAACAACAAAGCTAGAGAATCTTTGCAACTAATCAATAAAACTAGTAAAAAAAGATTAGATAACGCATTGCTATCATATTCTCTTGGTTCAATTAGTTTGGAGCAACTAAAAGAGCAATATAACGCTATTGCTGTTGAAGACAGGGCACGTTTAATCAATGAGACAGAAAGCATTATTGCCTTTAACATGGGAACGCTAATACTGTCTAGAGCTGTTAAATTTGTCATTGCATTTAAGTGGATAACTGTTGGAGATGAAAAAGTCTGTATGCTTTGTAAGCCAAGGCACGGAGTAGTATACCCAATCAAC